ATGCCCCTTACCGATGTCGCCGTCCGTGCGGCCAAGCCTCTCGAAAAGTCCTACAAGCTGGCCGACGGCCAAGGCATGTACCTCGAGGTCATGCCCAACGGCTCGAAGTACTGGCGGTTGAAGTATCGCATCGACGGTAAGGAGAAACGGATGGCCCTCGGGGTCTATCCGGCCGTGACCTTGCTGGCTGCGCGTAAGGCCCGAGACGAGATCAAGGAGCAGTTGCGCGGCGGTCTGGATCCATCGCACGAAAAGAAGCGTGTGAAGGCACAGCGCAGCCTGGACCGCGTGAATTCGTTCGAGCCCATCGCTAGGGAGTGGCATGAACAGCGAAAGCAGTCGTGGAGTGAGGGCCACGCTGTACGAATCATGAAGCTACTCGAGCGCGAGTTGTTTCCGGGACTTGGTGCACGACCGATCGCCGATGTCTCGGCGCCGGAGCTGCTTGCAGTGATCCGAAAGATAGAGTCGCGCGGTGCGATCGAGCTCGCACACAAGACTATTCAGGCAACGAGCCAGATCTTCCGATACGCCATTGCCACCGGCCGGGCAGAGCGCGACCCCGCTCCCGATCTCCGCGGCGCGCTGAAGACCCGCACCGTCGTGCACATGAAGCGCGTGAGCGAGGCCGAGCTGCCGGAGCTCATGCAGAAGATCAGCGCGTACGACGGCGACTTGCAGACGCGCCTGGCACTGCAGTTCATGGCGCTCACGTTCGTTCGTACGAGCGAGCTGCGGTTCGCTGAGTGGATTGAGATCGACGAGAAGAAGAAGGAGTGGCGCATCCCGGGCGAGAAGATGAAGATGCGCACGCCGCATATCGTGCCGCTGTCGAAGCAGGCCCTCGAGGTGATCGCGAAACTCCGCGAACTGAACGGCCACAGCCAGTTCCTGTTCCCGAGTCGGTCGAGCTCCAAGAAACCGATGAGCGAGAACACGATCCTGTACGCCCTGTACCGGATGGGCTACCACTCACGGATGACGGGGCACGGCTTCCGGGGCCTCGCGTCGACTATCCTGAATGAGCACAATTTCAACCGAGACTGGATCGAGCGCCAGCTCGCACACAGCGAGCGCGACGGCGTCCGGGCCGCTTACAACCACGCTGAATACCTGCCGGAGCGCCGGAAAATGATGCAGTGGTGGGGGGACTATCTGGTGAGTCGCAGCACGGTTGTTGTCAGCGAACCTGTCTCGTCCCATACCGCTACGTCATGATGGGCCGACAGCGGCGATCTCGGGGCAACCCGGTCTGCCTTTAACACAAGAACGCATGCCGCCTCCACGAATTGCGTTTTATGGCGCATCTCTTCGCTTTCGCCTCCCCCCACAATGCCCCCAACATCGTGATGGTAAACGCGGTACACAATGCGCAGAGGCTCCAATATAATCAGCCTAGTGTCGCAGCACCGCCCTTGGCGCGTTGAAGCCGATGAGTTGCGGCACAGAGAGAGACCACTATATGAGAAAAATCATCGCAATCCTTCTGTGTGCGGCCTTAGCTGCGCCCACCATCGCACTCGCCGGAGGGGGGCACTATGCCGGCGGACATGGGTCTTCGCACAAGGGCGGGAAATATCAGAACGCTCGTACCGGAGACCATTACGAGCATCGCCGCTAACTAAAATTCGAAGGTTTCGTGAAATCGGTATTTCGCGAAATAGTCGCGGTTAGAAGAGACTCACTCAAAAATCAGAATCGGGGAAATTTGTGTCAGATATTGCCGATAGTGCAGCTCAGGAGCAACCGACAAATCAGGCTGCTGCAGTTGGCCAGCAAAAGACTGTGGATATCCTCACGTACTCCGGGCAAGTTAGCCGCGCGGGTTATGAGATGATCTGCAATGAACTGGTAAAGCAGAAGAGCGACAAGCTGCTGCTAGTTCTCACCACGCCGGGCGGCGATCCCCATGCCGGGTTTCGTATCTCGCGAGCGCTTCATCACCACTACGATTCTTTCGATGCGGTCCTACCTGGCGCCTGCAAAAGTGCGGGCACGTTAATCTGCATCGGTGCGTCCCACCTCTGGCTCGGTGATCAGAGCGAATTAGGGCCACTTGATATTCAAGTGAAGAAGCAGGACGAGATAGTTGGACGAAACTCGGGGCTGGACATTCTTCAGGCCGTCAACTACTTGCAGAATCAGGCGATGGCTGCGTTTCGAGGATATCTTTTAGAACTGACAACGCAGGCGGGGCTTTCCACAAGAGTCGCTTCTGATATATCGTCAAAATTGACAACAGGATTGTTTTCTCCGATCTTTGGGCAGATCGATCCGATGCGGTTGGCCGAAATGCAGCGAGCGACGGACATTGCCTTCGCCTATGGGACCCGGTTAAATGAACGGAGCCAGAACCTGCGGCAGAATGGCCTAGAGAGGTTGGTTGTAAGCTATCCGTCACATGGCTTCGTGATTGATCGTAAGGAAGCTGCAACAATTTTCACAAGTGTTGACAAACCCAAGGGCCTGCTGCAAGCCCTAAGCCAAGCGTTGTACGCTAGTATGGTGAAAAATTACCAGGACGAAACGCCAGCCGTAACGTTCATGCCTGGTATGCCGGACCCGCTCACTTACACCGCCACTCAATCCGATGGAGAGGAACATGCGCACGTATCAGACCCCGCCCAGGGTACGAACCGCGATGACGGAAGTAGCCCTGAAGCAAGCGCAGACAGCCAGCAAACTCAACGGCTACGCGCGCTCGCACTCTCCGTCTACCCCGACACCAAGTCCGGCGCCTAAGAGCGTAGATCTTGCGAAGCTTTTTTCGCGTTGATCGAAGGCCCCGCCTGCGAGCGGGGCTTTTCACATCTGAAGGCCTGCGCAATGATGACGCCGTAGCGTGACCTGGAGTGCTCCATGATTGTGACCAGACTGCGCATCCCGCAGGAAGACATCTTCGACTTCAACGACGATCTGTCTGCTTGGTCGGCCACCAGCGGCGTCGATCCTAAACTGGCTGTCGGCACCCAGATGCAGACAACCAACCCTTCGTCGCCAACCCTCTACTTGGCGTTCGTCGACGAACGCTTCTTCGAGAGCAGTATCCGCGGTGGCGCCAGTTCGTCGAGCATTGACCGCCAGTTACGCACTACCTCATCCCCGCGCGCCGCATCTCCTGGCGTAGCAGGTGCATGGGCCGATGCAACTGTCCCCGTGCGCCGGCGAGGTCGTCGTGTCTATCGTTGTGACGCTACACCAATGGGGCGGCCACGTAGGCTTATCGACCGCCCCGATACCTCTAGTTGCTACCGCTCATAACAGTGTTCGGAGCGCCGACGTGGGGCTCGCCTGTGTTGGGTGTCACGGTCACCGATTCACAGGAGCACGGCTCTGACGTCACCTTGCATTGTTGACCTTTTTCGTCGGTCCAGATCGTTTGCTTGACCGAGTGAGGGTTTTTTGTGCAGCCGCACTGCACATACTTGGACCCGGTTGGATTACAGGACGCGTGGGCTTGCATCGCAAAGATCGACGTCGACAGAAGCAGGCCAACCAGAAGGTTTTTTTTCATTCTTGATCTCCGTGCGTGGATGAGGAATTGTTATTCGCACCTCGTGGTGTCCGTACGGTCGTGCACCAAAGGTGCTACGGAGATTTATAGACGAAGATTGTTGGCCTTATCGGACAAATTTGTGCGATGCGAGGACATTGAGTCCATGACCCCCGATCATGATGAATGCACCGGCCAGACGGGGAAAAGAGGTCGTTCGTGATCCTGCGACCGGCCGATTAGGATGAGTAGTTCGCAAGCGCTAGACCTTGACGCGCTCTGAGACTTCCTCCCGATAACCTACGGGCACAAAAAAGTCGCGATAGCGTCTGTAGATCGGGCGTTCAAAGTAGCGATATACAAGCGTCGACAAGGTCAACACGACCGCGGCAAAGGCCGCAAAGCGGATGTACGGATTGGTGATTTTCATCATCCCCAGGTAGACGCCCAGCGTGATCATCGGAAAATGAACGAGGTAGACCGAGTAACTGATCTCGCCCAGCCATTTCATGGGGCGGCATGAGAGGATGCGAGCGACCACGCTTCCAGACTGCGACACGCTGAAGATGAGGAAGGGCATGGCGGCGAGTGCCTCAAATTCGATGTTGCCGCGTGCGTCGCCATAGACGACGTAGACGATCCCGCCGAGCAGTAGCGCTTCCACCAAGGCAGAAAGGTTCTTCCATCGCGAGGGGTTCGCCGGCGTTTGCGCGGTAGCGGCAGCAATGCGATAAATGGCGACGCCGAGCAGGATGCCACTGAACGAGCGCACCATGCCAGTCGACAGCCCGGCAGGGAGGGCCTGGTACGCAGCATGAATCGTGTGTGCCGAGTTGTACAGGAAGAAGTAGCCCGCGTAGGCGGCCAGTACGATGGCTTCCGTCCGTACCTTCTGGAACACGATGGGCAGGATGAGCGCGCCGATCCAGAACTCATTGGAGATGGACCAGCTCGCGGCGTTCCAACTCCACTGCGATGTGAAGCCCATGCTTTGCAACAACAGGACGTTCAAAACCCCGGTCCATACTGGGCCATCAACGTAGGGCAGTTTGCCCCAGTAGAGATGATCCACCACGCCCATCGCGATCATGCTTGCGATGTGCAAGGGGTACATGCGCACGAATCGATGGCTGATGAATTTGGCCGTCGAGATCGTCCTGGTTTTCATCCCGTGCTCGTACACGTGACACAGCACAAAGCCAGACAGCATGAAGAAGAAGTCGACGGCGAGGTTCGCGTTGGCGAACGGGAAGTTGCTCCATCCGGCCCCGGACCCGAAGAAGTGCAAAGCCATGACGAGTATCGCGAACATTCCTCGAAGGCCGTCCAGGGCGGTGTATCGTTCTCGGTGACTGATGGGCTGCATGAGGTGGTGTTTGCGTGCTGTCGGTAAATGATCGCGATTCTAGACCAGTCGTCATCGATCGGTGGGACAGAATGGTTGACGACGTCGCGCGTCGCGGCGGCGCGTGCGATGCTGCAGCTGTATCCGGCTGAGGATATGATTAACAACGTGCTGCAGCCTGCGGAGCGCAGGCGTACGGAACCCAAATGGAAGAACGCGTTGTAGGTGAGTGACGTCCAGTTCTCAGCTGCGCACTGTGTGTGCTGGCGATCGTAATGAGGGGGATGGAATGCGCGCGCTCCGCATGAAGGATGTGTCCACGAAGGTCGGCCTCGGTCAATCGAGGCTCAGTCGCATGATCGCAGCCGGCGCGTTTCCCCAACCGTTCGAAATTGTGCCGGGCCGCACGGCATGGCTCGAATCGGCTATCGACGCCTGGTTGGCCGAGAAGGCTGGAGTAGACGTGGAGCTGCCGGTCGGCGCACGCAGGGAGAGCGATCGTGAACGGCTCGACGAACTTGCACGCAAGATCGCTTCGCGGCTGACGCCGCACGCGCTTTGGGATCTCGCCGAGGTCGCGGAGTACCTCCACCGTAGTGAGCAGCACACACGGCAGTGGATCATCACGCAGGATGGGTTTCCGCGGCCGATTCGCATCCCTTCAGGCAAAAGCGCAACCGAGCGCGCCAGGCCGCTGTGGCGAGCGAAAGACGTGATCGCGTGGGCCGAGTCTCATATCGAGGAGTGAGCTGGTACGCAACTATCAGGTTCGGCCGTAGAGCTGATTGCACTCCTTAATTGCGGCGGCGCGCTGCTTGTCGATGAACGCGGCGAGGTCCGAGATGTGGACTCCTTTCGCGCATTTCTGCGATCGCTCCATCCTGATCACCGGTAGCGCGATCTCACCGGCAGAGACCTTTCGCATCAGAGTCGGCAAAGTCAGCGGAGCGAAGAAGTCGCGGCAGACATCTTCTATAGGGATGATTGCCCGGGCGCCATACTGCGCCATTAGGAGGTACACGGTGTTCATCGTCGATGCCTTTCTCGAGCGTGTGGAGATCTGTCAAAATGGAGCGAAGAGCGGGGCCACTAAGCGCTCGCGATGCGGCCACACAGTTGCTCGCATTCCTTGACGGCCGCAGCGCGGCGCTCATCGATCCACTTCGCGAGATCTTCGACATGTACGCCCTTGGCAGATTTCTTGGATCCTTCGATGCGCACGAGAGGTAACGCGATCTCGCCGAGACTGACCTTTCGCACCAACTGCGCCGGCGTCAGGTGTGAGAAATAGTCCCGGCAGACATCTTCTATCGGGATGATAGCGCGGGCGCCGTACTGTGCCATGAGTACGAAGAACGTGTTCATTTCACTGAGAAGGGCGATGAATGGTTGCGGGCTTGGCGGCAACATAACGGATCGGACGTGCCTCGTCCGTGGTTTCGTCGTGGCCATAGAATGGTGCCATCTGAACTTCGGAGAACGTCGTGAGCATCTTGCAAAAGAAACGCGTTAGTGCTGCCGAAGCAGCCACCATTTTAGGCGTCCCCAAGGAAACGATCAGTCGAATCGATCGACGAGGTGAAATCATCCGTCGATACAGGCTTGGCCACAAGACCGTCGTCTACGACGTCGAGTCACTTGAGCAGTTCCTGTTGGCGAAGGAGGTGCGACCGGTGCAAGCGCCGACTGTCGGTCCGGTCGTCCGTGGTCGGAAACCGTATCCGACGCGTACCGTTACGCTGCCGGGCGAGAAGAAGCAAAGCAGCCTCCGCGAATTTCTGATGGGTAGGCTCGAGGAGAGCAGCCGACAAAGTAATGGAACGGCGGATGGACGATCCCGAAAGAAGAAGTGACATACGTCGCATCCGCAGCGCGGGTTTACAAAATTCCGCTTGACGACGTAACGTGTCGGACATAATCTTGAATCGCGTTTGAGACAACAAGCGCCGGGTTTGGCGACCTGACGATATTGGCGGACAACCGCCGCTGCGCGGTTTTTTTACGTCCGTATGCCTTCGCACGTCCAGTCAATGGGCGGGCCTGGGTGGGGAGACCTTCGGGTCTGCCGGTTCCAATGTCCCGGTTCGCCAACCTCGCTCAGCGCCTGCCCACCCCGTTTGGCGACGGGAAGCGGGTCTTCAATTTCGACATTGGAGGTCGCATCATGTTGCGCCACGTCCCAGCTCGTTCTGAGCAAATTCATTCTCCCCTCGAAATCATCCGCAACGCTCTGCGCGCCGCAGTGGCTGCGCCAACCGATCGCGATGCGCTCGACGTGGCCGGCGAAGCGCTGCGCTGCCTTGCAGAGCTTGCTCGTGCTGAGGTGCGCCATGACTGACATTCGTGCGCTGAAGACCGCTCCCGAGCTGCTTTCCGGCAGCAGTGTAGTGACCAGTTTTCTGTCGATCACTGCGGGCTTGCCGCTGGTGGATGCCCTGGAAGCCTCGTCCTGCCATCTGGCGATTGCACGCGACGTGTTGAACGAGACTGCCTCCAATAGCTCCGGAATCTCGAGCCATTTGTATGCCGTTCTCACGTCCCTCGAAATAGCCAAGGGCTTGCTCGATGCCGCTGTCATGGCTATTGCGCGCGATGGCAAGGAGGTGCGTCATGGTTGACGTTCGTGTGCAGGCCAGCACACTCAAATGGCTCGGTGACTCACTGCTTTGTGACGGAGAGCCGGCAATTTTTCAACTCATGCGCTGTGACGGGCGAATCGACACGATGCCGCTGCGCGAGTGCCTCGCGGTCGCTGATCGGATCGACCCATACGGCCGCAGCCGGATCGTGTCGGCGCTCGAGTACGGCTTGCAGCACAATATGCTTGCTATCGCGGACCGTGACGCTTGGGTGACTGGGCGCACGCGCGTTCTTTCACTGTCGACTGCAGAGCGGGGGGAATGATGACGAAGTCCAGGAGGTCGCAGAAAAAGCCGACGCCGGCATTTGAACGTCCATGGATCGATGCGTTTCCATATCGGAGCCTGGCATCACGCACTCAAAATCCCGCTACAGCCGACGCAGAACTTAGAGCGTTTTTGCCAGGTGGATGCGTAGTAGCGTATATCGACGAGTTGGACAGAACTCATGTGATGGAGGGCCGGGTGTATGGCTTGACTTCCGGGGGAAGACCGCTGCTGATTGGATATCAGGTAGAGCATGGGCTAGTCCGAGAGCACGTGTGGAAAGCGATTGAAAGGGTGGACCGGATCTTCATCCTGCAGCGCGATGTCCAATTGATCGATAGAACGGCCCCGTCTCAGCACGCGTCTAGATTCACTGAAATCTTTGCGTTGGCACCTAATACGGCGCTGGATCTGACAAAGCACGAAGCGGAAGGATATTGACAGTTATAACCGCGCCTAGCCCTACGGGGCGATAGCAGGGCCCCACTTGGCGGAAAAATACTGGTGAAATTATGACAGTACCAAGCGTTGATGATTTTATTGCGTGTTTGGACTTGTACGAAAGATATTCCTTTGAGCCGAAGTTTTATGATAACCCTGGGAGAGTCGAGGGAGGTTCGGAAGATCACATCTATTGGGAAGCAACTAAATCCTTGTTCGTCAATAATGAGGGGGAATTCGAGCGACTCCTTGCTCGTGCTTACGAGGAGATGGTTAGGCGACAAACAGAGATTCATCATACGCCGGTTATGCGGTGGCTGGACCAATCGCCTTCTTTTGGTGTGGCAATCAATAGAATGTTTCCCTATGTTGAGAGAATTGGCGGGTTGTCTGAAATGCGCGCGCATAGGGATATTTTTGTTTCATCTGCAATCGAGAGATTGCGCCCATGGGCTGCGGTTGATGGATTTAGATTTAATATAATAAGGGATAGAATATTTTCTGGCCCTAGTGTGTATGGATGGGTTGGCAGTTGTGTTTATGCTTTATATGAGTATCACTATGTTAATAGCGCTGAATTAATTTCGTCTCGTCGGAAATTATATTTATATAATGTTGAAAATGCCATAAAGGCGGTTGAGGCGCTGCAATCTTTGGCCGACGATCCTATCGCCTCGAGTTTATTCGAGAGAGTTGGTCGAAAGCGAACTTTTATAAAGCAATTTCAATCGAAGCGAGGAAATTCGGAAGACATGCTTTCGAGGCTGTCAGAGATGAAGAAGTTCGATCCGAACATCTTGTATCCGATATCACGGCTCGATGGCACTGCTAGAGCGAGATTGTTCGTCTATAAAATGGCTGACACGAACGTTCAGCATTGTGGTTCGGCTAAGGCGGCGGTGATTGCCGAACTTATGGAAATTGATGGGTTCGTGTCTCGGCTTGATTTGCGCACGATCGAGCGCCAATGCGCAAACTACGGGTCGATGCAGCAGAACTACTGGCGGCTTCTTCGTGAGGGTAAAACTTGATGTCGGCTGTTCGAATGGATCCGTCGCGACAGTAGTTTGCGAAAATTTAGCAACAACTGTCGGGGCGGTAGATTCGCATATTCGTGAGAACAACCGCCGTTTCTAAAAATTCAACGAATAAGTAGCATCAGCTCACCAACTCCACCAACGGTGAGCGAACGTGAAGAAGACAGCAGCGCCAGCCGATTCCGGCAAGCCGATCGAGCCGATCCTCCCGCGGGTCGGCCTCTCCAAATGGTCACAGATCGCGCCCTTTATTCCGATGTGCCGCGAGTCCTGGCGGAAGCTGGGGCTCGCCGGCAAGGCACCCCAGCCGATCCGGATGAGCCGGACCCACTCCTGCTACAGCAACGCCGAAGTGCATCGGTGGCTGGCCGATCCGCTTGGATACGCCGCTTCTCAGGAACAGCAGGAGGCGGCGTGAAATCACAGCTCGATCCCACTGCGACAACTGCGTCACCGGCGTGCATTGATGGGCGTTGCTTGGCCGGGAAACCGAAATAGCCTATGGACGTCGACTGGTCATCGGCGAATTAGACAGGCGCCCCGTGTTTCGGGGGAAGAGGTGAGCCGAACCTGTCCGGCGAGCCGCTCAGCCTGACCAGCTGCTTCCCCCAAAGCGCGGGGCTTTTTTATGGCCGTTTAGTAATCCTTAGTGGATTATCGGCAAGGATGGTAAGCATGAAAGCCATTGAAGATGATGTGATCGTCAAGACTCCGCCGTGTCAGACATTTTCGGCGCCGCGGCACCTGCGACGATTCAGCGTGCCGAATCTCGGCGGATGGTCGATCGAGCAGGCGGACGTCACCGAAGTAACCGGGCAGGCCCGCGCCGACTACGAGCGCGAGCTCCGCATCAGCGCGATCGGCAAGCTGCTCGACTCGCCGGCCGCAACGCCCCTCTGGCGGCGCGTCTGCAAGCACGCGATGTACAGCGAGATTCGTGCACGCAGCGCTGATCAGCGACTGGTCATGGAACTGGCGATCCAGGAGTCCATGCGATGAGCGTTCAGGCAATGACATGGGCCATCGAGCAACAGGACATTCGAGACGCCACCGCGCGTCACGTGTTGCTCTGTTTGGCGAACTACGCCGACGCAGACGGCAAGGCGGCATTTCCCTCGACCTCGAGACTCGAATCGGACACGGGACTTTCCGAGAGCACGATCCGTCGGAAACTGGATGTGCTGGAGGAGCTGGGGCTGATCCAGAAGGGCAATCAGGCGATCGTCGCGGCATACATTGATCGCGGTGATCGTCGTCCGGTTTGCTACGACATGGTGATGAAAAAACGGGGTGTCGTGGTGACACCCGGTGACGAACGGGGTGTCACGGTGACGGGAACGGGGTGTCACGGTGACGCCAACGGGGTGTCATTGACGAGCGAACGGGGTGTCACCGTGACACCCAATCCGTCCTTAACCATCAATAAACCGTCAAAGAACCGTTCTCGTTCGTGCGATTCGAAATTCGATGAGGCGTGGCAGCAGTATCCGAAACGTGAAGGCTCGAATTCGAAGCAGGCAGCTCAGCGGGCTTGGAACGCTCGGATCCGTGAAGGCATCGATCCGGGAGTGCTGGTCGCGGCAGTGGTTGCCTACGCTGCGGCGATGAAGGCTGCAGGGAACGTCGGGACGCCGTACGTGAAGCAGGCGTCGACGTTCTTCGGTCGTGATCGGCATTTCGAGGAGTTTGCGAAGCCCGGCGCGAAGGGCGATCTCTTCGCCGGAGACGGCGAGGCCGTTCCATGGTGGAAGGCCGCCGGCTTCACGTACCAGTGGCAGGCCACTAACGCCGGCTGCAGCGAGCGAACCGCTCATCTCTGGGCCAACGGCGTCCGTCAGGGAGCTCGAGCATGAACGCGCGAGAACTGGCCGAGCTGATGGCGCAGAACGCGCAGGCGATCGTCGAGCACTTGCTGCCGAACGGTCGCAAGTCGGGCAAGGAGTGGAAATCCGGCAGCACGGCGGGCGAGAAGGGGCAGAGTCTGTCGGTGTGCCTCAGCGGCGCCAAGCGCGGCGTTTGGAAGGATTTCGCCAGCGGCGAGGCGGGGGACCTTCTGGACCTTTGGCGCGCATGCCGGTCGCTGTCGGTGGCTGATGCGATGCGCGAGGCGAAGCAGTTCCTCGGCGTCCGTGACGACATGCCGAAACGGCAGGCGCCGACGTATCAGCGTCCGGCGCGGCCGAAGGCAACGCGACCGACGAGTTTGCTGGACGAATGGTTCGGCGGCCGCGGCATCACTGCCGAGACCGTCCAGGCATTCAAGGTCGCCGAGCAGACCAACGGGCCGAAAACGCACATCGTCTTCCCGTACCTCCGCGGCGGCGAGCTCATCAATGCCAAGTACCGGAACATCGCGGACAAGAAGGACATGCGGCAGGAGGCCGGCGCCGAGCCGTGTCTGTTCGGCTGGAACCTGATCGACCCGGCCCAGCGCGTCATTGCGATTGCTGAGGGCGAGATCGACGCCATGACGCTCCACCAGGCGGGTATCCCCGCGCTGTCGGTGAACGCCGGCGCCGGCAACCACCAGTGGATCGACAGCGACTGGGAGCGCCTCGAGCGGTTCAGCGAGATCCTGCTTTGCTACGACAACGACGAGGCCGGCCGGAAGGGTGCTCAGGAGGTCGCAAACCGCCTCGGTATCGAGCGTTGCCGCGTCGTGTTCTTCGGCGAATCGAAGGATGCGAACGAATACCTGCTCGCCGGCGCCACGCCCGACGATTTTCGCCGCTGCTGCGATCAGGCATCAGGCTTCGATCCGGACGAGCTCAAGTCGATCGATCGCTTCTGGTCGAACGTCAAATCGATGTTCTACCCGGCGCACGAGGAATCGAATTTCCCGTACCTGTCGTTCTGCGGCCGAAACGAATTGTGGTTCGAGTTTCGCCCGGGCGAGGTGACGGTCTGGACGGGCATCAACGGGCACGGCAAGTCGCTGCTGCTTGGCCAGGTGCTCATCGGTCTGATGTGCCAGGGCGAGCGCGCATGCGTCTTCTCGGGCGAGATGCGGCCGGAGATGCAAGGCAAGCGGCTCGCGAAGCAACTGGGCGGCCTCGATCGGCCGGCGCCGGAGTATCTCGACCATATGGGCGCGTGGCTGCGCGATCGGATGTGGGTCTTCGATCTGGTCGGGGTCGCGGCGATCGAGCGCCTCGTGACGGTGTTCACGTACGGCTTCAAACGCTACGGGATCCGCCACTTCGTGATCGACAGCCTGATGATGACCGACGTCCCGGAGGACGGCCACGGCGCGATGACGGCTCAGAAGGAAGCGATGCGCCTGCTCGCCAACTTCGCGCGCCAGTACAACGTTCATGTGCACCTCGTCGCTCACCCGCGCAAGGGCCAGGACGAAAAGCGCAGCCCCGGCAAGATGGACGTCGGCGGCAGCGGAAAGATCACCGACGCCGCAGACAACGTGTTTTCGGTCTGGTCGGCGCAGAAGGATCAGGACGACGAGAGCGTCGACGAACCGGACGCGTTCCTGACGCTGCTGAAGGCGCGCAACGGCGAAACGCAGCGTCGGTCGCTCGCGCTGTTCTTCAACCGGGAATGCATGCAGTTCGGTCCGAGCGAGAGCCGCCGGCCGTACGTGTATCTGCCGTTCAGCCGTGCCGGCCAGGAGGCTGAGGCATGAAGCAGATCGAGCGAGAGGGATCCCCGCAGCGCTGCATCTGCGAACTGCTCGCGCGCCGCAGTCCGATGACGATCAACGAAATCGCCGAGGCGCGGGGCATCCATCCGCGGGCGACGGCTCGCCAGCTCGATGCATTGGCCGCAGCGGGATTCGTTTCCGCGGCCGGCATCCCAAAGCGCTATACGCGTACCAAGAAGCCGATCCCGGCCATCGTGCCACTCGCGCCGAAGTCGGCGCGTATCGCGGAGAGCAGGCGGCGCGACGCGGAGCGTGTTTCGACACCGTTCCGGATTCCGGCGCCGACGGAACTCGATCGCGTGATGCTGTCCTGGGTCGGAGCTGAAGCATGATCTCGCTGCGCAACCTGTCCAATCCGGATCTCGTCGGCCACCGCATCTGCGAGTTGCTCGAGCAGCAGGGCATGCTGACCCAAGCGAGTCTCGGTTTGCAGATCGGCGTGCCGCGGGGGACGATCTCGAAATACCTGACGGCGCTGACTGACGAAGGCTACACGTGCATCGCCAACTCCATCTCCTACGCCAAATCGAGCGGGGCGCGTGGTATCAGACGCGGCGTAATCCTGCTCTACGCTCGGACGAAAAAGCCGCTGCCCATGATCACCGGGGATCGCGACGAGGTCACGCCAGCCGAACTACACCAGATCATGTGCGGCATCGTTCAGCGAGGGAAACAGCTTTAACGTGGTCGTGTCTCCTTCACTACGGTGATTTGCCCGGCTCGTCCGGGCATTCTTTTCTGGAATGCGCCTCGAATCCTCGATCTGCCCGCAATGCAAGCGCCTGTGGCGACTGAACATCGTCGCCATGCTGCGTGAAGCGAAGGGCAGGAGATGGGTGTGTCGCGTCTGCCAGATCGCCAACGAAGCGGATGCCGCAAATAGGCAGCGCGGGGAGCAACAGCATGAATCTGTCTGAGAAGGACATCGCCAGATTCTGGTCGAAAGTTGCCAAGCATGGCGAAGACGATTGTTGGCCTTGGTTGGCAGCTATCAATCATGGGTATGGGCAGTTCTTCGCTGCTGGGAAGAATCTCCGCGCGCATCGCGTTGCATGTCAGTTGGCGCATGGAGAGCAGCCCCACGACAAAGCCGAAAGTGCTCACCAGTGTCACAACCGCCTCTGCTGTAACCCGAAGCATTTGCATTGGGCAACCAGGGCGGTGAATGAGCAGGAGAAGGTAGAGGCTGGCCGCCAGGTGAAAGGTGAGCAAGCGCATTCCTCGAAACTGACAGAGCGAGACGTCATCGAGATCCGACGGTTGTACATGAGCAAGCAGGCAACACAGACCGGTTTATCCGGTCAGTTTGGCGTGAGCCAGAAGCAGATTCATCTCATCGTTACCCGAGCGCGCTGGAAGCACGTGCAGTGAGCAGTAACCGCAAATAACCGGGCGCGGTATAGAAGAAACGGTAGTGGGGGCCATTAGCCCAGCCCTGAATAACCGGTGTCGAGCCGGCTCAATAAACGTGGACGAATGGCGGAGCCGCACCGCCACGCGCAGATGGATGGCTACCGCACAAAGGCGCAGCAGTCTGCACGAATCCGGATATACCACCCTCGACCTAGCAACGCTTCTAAAAAAAGCGGGTGGGAGGTTGCGCCCGTTCAATCGGTCCAACATCAATCGGAGACGATCATGATCACTTACGCGATTCTGTCGCCTGATCGCGATGCGCCGTGGGGCTACTACCAGTCCGCCAGCGTCCCCACGCTCGAAGAGCTTGCCGACCACATGGCAATTGCAGGCGGCTACTCAAGCCGGGATGACTGGCTTGTGGCAAACCGTGTTGATCTTCTGGGTTTTGCGCCGGTGCATTGAACTCCAAATCTCACGGCGAGGCTTAAGCGGGTAAGATGCATTCTCCATACAAAACGGGGTATGCCATGAAAGAACCTGAATACGCCTTTCCAGTTCCCGAGTTGATGCAACACACAGGCATCAAACAGCCCGAGCATGGAGGCATGCATTTGCGAGATTATTTTGCCGCAGCGGCACTGAACGGAATGCTCTCCGCAGCCGAAGCCAACATCAGCAACCACAAAGACCTCTACGCGAAGTGGGCGTATCAAATGGCCGATGAAATGATGGCGGCTCGAAAGCGAACGTAACGCTGAGTTGCCTCAATGGTGAGAGCGCGGCGGCAAGAGTCACGAACCGACTGCGCTCCTTTCATGAGAGATGCGATCTTCTACGCGCGCGCACGTACGCGCGTGGAAAGGCTCAGGCGGATACAGCGGGAAGGGACGGGAAATGGAGGATGAGGGTGGCCTGCGTGCCTCAAAAACACGCGTTTCCCGCTCTGCCTCATTCCATTCAAATACCTTTCTGTCACATTCAAAGGCTTACATGTTGCAGTGCGTTCGCCGAGATCGGCGTATCGACCAACTGCGGAAATGTTGCAAGTGATTGATTTTATTGAATTGGTGCGGTGCATCTCGATTTGACATAATGGCTGCTATCAGTCGAAACGGGGCATTATCAGCAGCGGATGAGATCAATTCTCATCTTTTCCTTACGAAAACATAACTCTGGGACCACCCGAGGCCCACCGGACGGGGGTGACGAAATTTCGCGAACCCTCTCGCCAATCCGCACGCGGGAAAAACATTGATGATCCTCCGCGAGGAGGAAAGTCATGGCCCTGACCAATGGAGCGTTGCTGAAGGCGATCTCGGACGATCGCGCGCTCGGTTCCGCGATGCTGTTTCCGCATCGTCATCCGCAGGCGTCGCCGGCGTTCCACGTCGAGGTCATGGACCTCTGGCGATGTGCGGACGAGTGGGTGCTGATCGAAGCGTTTCGCGAGGGTGCCAAATCGACGCTCTCGGAAGAGCACCTGTTGATCGAGGCGTGTTTCGGCAACTTCGGGTACTGCCTGATCATCGGTGAGACGTACACGAAGGCTTGCCAGCGTCTCGAGGCGATCAAGTTCGAGGCGACCCGAAACACGAAGCTCCAGGGCCTTTTCGGCCGGCTGAAGGAGTCGGGGCGGGTCTGGAACGAGCACCAGATGGAGCTTTCGAACGGCGTCCTGCTCGAGGCTCACGGCTGGGAGGAAGAATTCCGCGGCTTCAAGTGGCGGGACATCCGGCCGGATCGGGCGTACCTCGACGACATCGAGAACAAGGAGCGGGTCAAGGACAAGGCTGCGGTCGACGCCTCGATGCGCAAGCTCTACCTCGAGCTGATTCCGGCGATGGACAAGGTCAAGGGCAAGATCAGGGTTACCGGCACGCCGCTGGCCGAGGACTGCATGATCACCCGGCTTCGCGAGAATCCGGACTGGACGAGCCGACGCTATCCGATCTGCAACGGCGACATCGACGATCCTGAGACGCGGGCGTTGTGGCCGGAGCGCTACCCGATGGACTGGGTCCGCCGGAAGCGCGACGAGATGGAGCGGGCGGGGCAACTCCGGGGCTTCATGCAGGAGTACATGCTCATGGCGATCGGCTCGCAGGACAAGCCGTTCGAGAGCGAGCATATCCGGGAATGCGCGGTCGACCCGGCGCCTTGGCTGCCGAAGGTCGTGATTACCGATCCCGCACGGACGACGGACGTGAAGAAGAGCGACCGTACCGGGCGAGTCGTGGTCAGCCGCCTTGGCACGAAGATCTACGTACATACCTCGTCCGGTGAATTCTGGAAGCCGGACGAGGTCATCGAAGACGCGTTCAAGACGTCGGCTCGGTACGGCGACGCGGCCGTTGCGATCGAGAAGAACTCCCTCGACGAATGGCTGCTGCAGCCGATGCGCGCGGAGATGCTCCGCCGCGGCGTGACGCTCGCGCTGCGCCCGCTTTCGGCGCCGCAGGACCGGGACAAGACGCAGTTCATCATGGGCATGCAGCCCTTTTTCGAGGCCGGCGACATCGTGCTGGTCGGCGGGCAGGGCACGCATCCGAAGCTCGTTGCCGAGATCCTGAACTTCCCCAGCGGGCGGCGCGACATCCTGAACGCGCTCGCGTACTTCCAACGCGTGTTCTCGGGGGCGCCCGTGTACGAAGACTTCGGACAGTGGAATCTGGTGAGCGAGTACGAGCCCAGTCAGCAGCATCCGCTCGCGCTCGCGTTCAACGCCACCGGTACGGAGACGACCGCGGCGCTGCTTTGCATCGAGGGGCAGCGCGTCGTGGTCGTCGCGGACTGGATCTCGCCCGTCCCTCCGAAGGAGGCCGTGCCGGACATTGCGCAGCTCGTGCGCGCCGCGTTCCCGCGCGCACGCGTGACGGCGTGGCTACCGGCCGACGTGCTCGACCAGGCCGACCGCATGCCGATCGTGCCGGCGCTGCGCGCCGCGGGTATGTACCCGATGCGCGGCGCGTACGTGAACGTCGCGCGCGGCGCGCTGTCGCCGCTGATCCGCACCGAGGCCAAGGCGCGCCGCCTGTTCCAGGTCGATACGGAAGGCGCCACGCATACGCTCAATGCGATGGCCGGCGGCTACAACTACCCGGTCGACCGCGCGGGAAACCGGAATACGCTCCCCGAGACTGGTCCGCACCGTACCCTCGTCGAGGGACTCGAAGCGGCCGTGTACGTGATCTGCTCGCAGCAAGCGGACGTCCTGCCGGAAGGCGTGAACACGGGCGTGAACCCGCAGGGTGTGAGCTATCTGACCACTTTGCCGCGGAGATGAACATGGCAGTCGATCGCAAAATTACGCCCAAGGCGCCGTCGCAGCGCCCGTCGGACTTCTACAAGGGCAAGCAGCAGGGCGGCGCGTACGGCAAGCCGGAGAAGGTCGGCGAACGCATGTCGGGCGGCCCGATGCGCGAAAAAATGTCGAAGCCGGGTCTGTGATCGTGAAGAAGCCCCGCGAATTCCAGGGCACGCGCTCCGAGTCGCGCGATGTGCGCGAGTTCTTCGGAAAGAGCTCGAAGAAGCCGAACGACGACGATCGCCCGAAGCGCACGCCGCGCGATCGCGGCACCGGCTCTTCGCTGGCGAAGAAGCTCGCCGGCAAGGTGATCGGCTGACCCCTCCATGGCCCGCTCGAAGAAGCCGAAAAAGCAGGACGATAAGCCCGCGGTCGAGACACTGGACGCGCGGGCGCTCGACGCTGAGAAGACGGGCGAAGAGATCGAGAACTGGGCCGACAAGCCAGATTCCGACGCCTATACCGAAGCGGCGAAGCTGTACCCGAAGATCGCGAAGTGCTACCAGAACAAGCAGGAGCAGATGGACCGCTGCGAGGAGTACTGGTCCATCTACAACGCCCAGCCAGACGAGAACCAACAGTATTCCGGCAACTCCCAGTGCTACATCCCGGCCGTGCGCAACGCCGTCAACGCGCGCATGAAGCGCACGCTGGCGCAGTTGTTCCCCGTGAACCATAAGCACGTCGGTGCCACCGGCCCGGACGGCAATATGCCGTTCGCGCAGATCAGCCTGCTCGAGCATTACATCCGGTCGGCCGCGGTGAAGGACGTCGTGCGCGCGGACCTGATTGCCGGCGACGTGACGGGGCAGTGGAACCTCTACATCGACTGGTCGCGCACGCAGCGACGCATCACCGAGCTGATCAAGAAGCCGCCCATCCTGGAAGACCACGAGCTGGGCGGGGAAGTCGAAGACCTCGCCGCGGATGAGGACGACTGGGACTGGGAGAAGGAATCGAAGGAGGTCACGACCGAGGGCCCGGACGTCGTCCCGTTCGCTACCGAGGACCTGGCGGTCTATCCGCCGACCTGCAACGACATCGAGAAGGCCACCGCGACGGCAATCCGGCTGCGCCTGACTGTCGACGCCGTTCAGCAGTTTATCGACGAGGGCGTTTTCGTCGGCGTCGAGGCGAAGGAACTGGTCGACAACCTTGCGAAGCCGGACGGCGGGCGCGAGAAGTACGTCCCACCGAAGAAGCGTACTGGCGACGCCGGGATTCGCACGGAAGGCACGTTCAAGTACGCGCTGATCTACGAAGTCCACACGAACCTGGATCTCGGTAACGGCAAAGAGCCGTGCTTCGTGTATTTCGCCGGTCAGGATGTAATCCTGGGGATCATCCGCAACCCGTTCTGGTCGGGCAAACGGCCGATCATCTCAGCGCCGATCGAGCGCATCACGGGCTCGTTCTTCGGGATTTCGAAGATCGAGCCGGTCAAGTTCCTGCAGTGGAACCTGAACGACTACTGGAACATGGGGCAGGACTCGGCGCAGTACAGCCTGCTGCCGATCACCATGGTCGATCCGCTCTCGAACCCGAATTATCAGTCGATGGTGGTCGGGCTTGCCGCAGTGTGGTTGACCGACCCGAACAAGACGAAATTCGCAAACTTCCCGGCGATCTACAAGGACGCGATGATGCTCTGCCAGGGCATCAAGCAGGAGATCAACGAGTCGATGGACGTCAACGACGCCATGCTCGGAAAGATGCCGACCGGCCGGAAGAATCAGGCGCAGATGGCCGCTATGGCGCAGCAGCAGGAATCGAACATCATCGACAACGCCAAGCGGTACGAGGAGGTGGTCCTCAACCCGCTGCTCGAATGGATGTTCGAGCTCGACCGGCAGTTCCGTACCGAGGAACTGACCGTCGAGGTGCTGGGCGAGCTAGGCGCGCGCGCGAACCTGCAGAAGATCCCGCCGCAGGCGTTCGGTGAGCGCTACTTCTTCCGGTGGTGCGGCACGTCGTATCAGCAGAACCTGCAGCGTATGCAGCAGATGATCGCGTGGATGAACGTCCTGCGCGGCATCCCTCCGCAGCAGCTTGACGGCCGGCGGCTGAACATCGGCCCGATCCTCGAATATGGCACGGAGCAGATCTTCGGGCCCGAGGTTGCGCCGCGCATCCTGATCGACGAACGGAACATGTTCCATCTCGATCCGCAGGACGAGAACCTGATGATGCACAACGGCCTGTCGGCTGAGATCCATCAGGCCGACGACGATCGCGCACACATCGCCGCGCATCTGCAGGCGGCGCAGCTCACGGGCGATCCTCAGGGCCTGTTCCGCGCGCACGTTCAGCAGCACCAGCAAGCCATGCAGGCGAAGCTCCAGGCGCAACAGGCGCCGAAACAACCCCAGGGGCAGCCGGGCGTCCCGGGCGGTGCGGGACCTGGTGTTGCCGGTACGCCGCGCGCGGGCGCGCAGCCGGGGCAGCCGCGGCCGCAGGGTCCTGCCGGCATGATCCACCCGGATCAGATCGCATCGCCGATGGCGGGGCCGCGATGAAAAACTTCTTCGCGCGCGCGACGCCGTGGCATACGGTCCAAACCGGTGACCTGATGGGGCACCTGACGTCTTCGGAGCAGGCCGCGGTCATCGCGCACGAGCGCGGACACCTGGCGCACTGGCATGCGGAGAAGCGCCTGATGTGGTTCCTCACGCTGGCCGTGTTCTGGAACTGGCACGGCTTCCTGAAGATGTGCGAACGCCAGGAACTCGAAGCGGACGGATACGCGATCTCCTGCGGGCACGGTCGCGGCTTGCGCATGTTCCTGATCAAGCACGGCAGCCGGCGCAAGCACCTCGGTTATCCGTGCTTGCACAAGCGGCTGGAGGCGCTCGATGTCCGATGAATTCCGCATCGTTCCGCCTTTCGTGCGCGCCGAGGGCAAAGACGTACCGCCGGAACAGATCCAGGCGGCGCTGAACTCGCTTGCGCAGCAGTGCACCCAGGCGCTCAACCTGATCATCTCGCAAGGCCCGCAGGGCCCGGCCACGGGTGACCTGAACGGGAACTACCCTAGCCCGAGCGTGATCGCGGTGCACGCGACGTCCGGTACTCTCGACGGCGTCACGATCGGGGCAACGACGCGCAGCGCGGCATCTTTCACGACGCTGAGCGCCAATGGCGCGACGAATTTCAGCGCTGGCGGAACGTTGACCGGGACATTCACCGGCGGCGCGTACACCGGCGCGACGATCGACAATACCGTCATCGGCGGCACGACCCGCGCCGCCGGATCGTTCGCTACGCTTTCCGCGAACGGCACGACTTCGCTCGCCTCCGTGACGGCGACCGGATCCTATTCGCAGTCGGCGACGCAGAATTTCTTCCAGAACAGCGGTGGGATCGTCAATCGCGGCAACGACCGGATGTTTGTCGGCGATGCGACGGCCGGCAGTGGCACGGCCGGCACCGCGCCGTTTGACTGGCTGTCGACTTTTCAAAAAGGTACGGGCGGCCTGGGGTTCGGCGTGAGCGAGTTCTCGCAGGCCGCCATCCTCACCAACCAGAACACGAACGCCCTGATCGGGCTGACTGTCGCAGCGCAGACGCTCAACGCTAACCAGGTGCGCGATTTCTGGGGGGTAGGCGGATACGCTCTGAACAATTCCGCATCGTTCGCCACGAATGCGTGGGGCATTTACGGCGAAGCGCACCGTCTGACGACGCAAGCCGGCGCCACGTACGCGGCCGAACTGGACACCCGCAACATCACGACGTTGACCGTGATCGATCCGTACACGCCGCAGCCGACGCAAACCGTAGGCTTGCAGGTTGCGTCCGGCGCCGGGTTCACGGGTACGCAGGCCGACAACTCAGCCGCCATCAATATCCAGAACAACAACGCGAAGTGGAACATCGGGATCAATATCGGTGCCACCGCGCTGACTGGCGATGACGGATCGACCGGGCAGGGCGTTGCGATCGCGACCGCCTACGGCCACGCATGGCAGTGGTACGGAGCGTCGAATGTCGGGACGAGCCGCATCATCTGTTTCGCGAAAACGACCGCAAAAGCGATGTCCCTGCAGTTCGACGAGGGCTTCTCGAGCGTCAAGAACAGCAACGGTGTGTCGGCCCTTCAGGTAACGAACAACAACAGCGGCGCGAATTTCCTGCTGGTGAATCCCGCCAACGCCGGCGCGGCCCCGCAGCTCGCCGCCGCTGGATCCGACACGAACGTCACGACGTATATCGTCGGCAAGGGCACGTCTGGCGTGACGCTTGGCGGGTTCACGGATGGCAGCAACGCGTCGGCCGGGACCGTGGGCGAGTATGTCACCAACTCGGCGACCGGCGTATCGCTGACGAGCGGCACCTCGGCGAACATCACGTCCGTTTCTCTCACCGCCGGTGATTGGGACGTGTCCGGGACGATCAGCTTCGTCCCCGCCGGAACGACAGTTCCATCCGCATTCAACTGCGGCGCCAGTACGACGTCCGCAACGCTCGGAGGTCTGGGCACGCAGACGTTCCTCGGCGCCAGCTTTCCCGCAGGTGTTGCTCAGGGCCTTGCGGCCCCGTCGCAGCGCATCAGCATTGCGTCGACCACGACGGTGTATCTGGTCGGCGCGTCGACCTTCACGACCAGCACGATGACCGCGAACGGTTTCATCCGCGCGCGGCGTGTGCGCTAGGAGAAACGATGGATTCGCAACTCGTTCAGGAAAAGATCCGGTCCGCCCGGCTGGAAATGGAAAACATCCACCTGAAGGGACAACTGCTTGCTATTCGACTCGGTGAGTTGACCGCCGAAGTCGCGAAGCTTGAAGCCCAGCTCGCCGCAGCCGCGAGGAAATCCTCTCGGAAACAGGAGCCGGCGAAGACCGCCGTTTGAACGAGGCGGGAAACCGGAATAAAAAGTGCGGAACCCTGATCAGGAGATCATCGTGCAGAAAACCCGAATCGCCGCTTTGATCGGCATGCTGTTCCCGGCGATCGGCCCCGGGCAGACCCCCAACATCCCGATGCTGGGCGCGTTGCCCGACCAGACGGGGCTGAGCAATGCGATCCTCGGTGTCAATCCGCTGCAGGAAGCGATCTACAACGCCGCAACGAACACGACGGCGTTCACCGCGGCCGGCAGCCAGATTTCGGGTGCTGCTCAGGTGTTCTTCAACCTGACCGGCACGCTCGCCGCAGGCCAGGCGCTGACCCTTCCGACCGTCGCGAACCTCATCGCATCGCTTCCGTCGGTGGTGCAGCAAAACCCCGTCGGGATGACATGGCAGCTGCGCGTCATCAACAGCTCGAGCGGCGCGTTTGCCTGGACGGTCACGACGAACACCGGCTGGACGCTGAGCGGAACGCAGTCGGTTGCACAAAACACGTTCCGTGACTTCGTGGTCACCATCACCAGCGCGACGACCGCCACGATCCAGTCGGTCGGTACGGGCACGCAATCGTAAGGGCCGCCATGAGCAAGCTCCTGCAGCGACTTCTCGGTCTTCTCTTTCCCGGTGTCGACGGTGCTGATCCGGCGGACCCTGGTGGCGATGCTGGGGGCGGTGACCCTGGCGATGATGGTGCTGGTGGCGGCGATCCTGGCGCTGGCGATCCCGCTGCTGATATTCCGGAAGATGATTTCGACTTCGATTTCGTCGAGCCGGCAACGCCTTCCCGACGCGCGACTTCGGACGCGGACCGCCTCGCGGCGCTCGAAGCCGAGGTAGAACGCCGCGGCCGCGCGGTCGATACGTCGCGCGCGCCCACGACGCCGGCGCCGATTGCGGATCGCGATTACGAAGCGGAAGAAGCTCGCCTGCGCGATCCGAATACGACGGACATCGAGCGCTGGCAGATCCAATCGAACCGTACGCTGCGCCAAAGCCAACAGGCGGCGCAGGCGGCGTTGTTCCAGGCGCAGGATCTGCGGGACCAGACACTGTTCGAAGCGAAGATCGCCAGCGACCCGCACCGCGCACGATATCGCGATCGCGTCGAGCAGGCCGTGCAGGACGAACGCCGCGCAGGCCGCAACGCGTCGCGCGAGGCGGTCTACTACTACATGCTCGGCAAGGACATCGCGGACGGCAAGCTGAAGCCGAAGGCGAAAGCCAAGGCGCCCGCTGCCGACGTTCCGCGCGGCAAGACGCCGGGCGTGCGCTCAAACGTACCGCCGGCCCGCGGGCAAACCGAACACCAGAAGCGCACCGCGCGTCTGGCCGACGTGAACATCTGACCAGCACGAGGACACCATGCTGACAAAAATTCTGGCCCTCCTGACGGGCCTCATGTTCCCCGGGGTGACGAACCAGTCGACGAGTTTTACGGCTGACGTCGAAGCGTACATCCAGGAAGAAGTCGAGCCGCTCGCACGCCGGCAACTGGTCGCGTACCAGTTCGGCAAGCCGCTGAAGCTCGACACGAACCGCGGCACGACGTACACCGCGTCGCGCTACCAGCGCCTGCCGCTGCCGTACGCGCCGCTGCAGGAAGGTGTTGCGCCTCCGGGCGAAGCGATGACGCTGCAACAGGTCAGCGCCACTGCTCAGCAATGGGGCGATCGCGTCATCATCACCGATGTCGCGAACCTCACCATCAAGCACCCGCTGTTCCAGCAAGCCTGCGAGCTGGTGTCGATCCAGATGCCCGAAACGCTCGAGCGCAACACGCTGAACACGCTGCTGTCCGCGCCGCAGGTGAACTACGCCGGGGGCGCAGCAAACCGTGCTGCGCTGACCGCGTCGAACGTGATGTCTCCGCACGAATCGAACCGCCTGTTCGCATCGATGGCAGCCTACGGCGTGCCGCGCTTCAATGGCGACGAGCGCGAAGACATGATGATCGAAGCCGGCGCATATCGCGATCCGTCCACGACGCCGCGCGTCAAGCAGCACTACGTCGCGCTGATCAGCCCGTTCTCCGCGCAGGACATGCGCGAGAACTCGTCCGTGCAGCAAGCCTGGGCGTACAGCGACGTGAACCGGCTCTACAACAACGAGCTCGGCGATTTCGGCGGCATCCGTTTCTGCGAAACGAACATGATGCCGTACTGGACCGGCGCGGCCGCGATCAACGGCACCGCGTCCGCCTCGGGCGGCCAGCTCGCAACCGGAACGTACTACATCCAGGTGACGGCCGCGCCGGCTCTGACGTCGGTCGAGCAGACGATCTACCAGGTGTCGTCGTCGATCAGCGTGACGGGCCCGACCGGCTCGATTTCGGTCACGCTGCCGTCGTTCCCGAACTACGTGTTCAACGTGTACATCGGCACGACCACGAGCCCGGCCAACCTCGCCACCGCGATCGGCAACGGTGTCCCGGTGACTGGCGTGCTCGCTGGCCAGGCAACGCAGCTGCAGCCGAACCAGACGGTCACGTTGACAGGTATCGGCGTCACGCAAACGCCGCCGGCCGCGCCGGCGAACGGCATGTCGGTGTTCCCGGTGATCTTCATCGGCAACCACAGTTACGGCCAGGTGCTGCTCGAGAACCCCGAGTTCCACTACCTGACCGGCGCCGACAAATCGGATCCGCTGAACCAGACCCGGGTCGTGTCGTGGAAAGTGTTCTACGGCTCGATCCTGCTCAACACGGCCTTCCTGGCTCGCGTCGAATGCGGCTCCGCGTTCGCGCCGGGCTACCAGGGCGGTACCGTGACCACCCCGTAAGGAGTAACTGATGGCCGCACGTAACTCGCAGGAGCCGGGTAAGCCGGCTCCCGAGTCGGCTGACGCCGACGAATTGCTCGGCGGCGCTGCACCCGTCGAAGAAAGCCGCGAAGCACTGCTTGAGCGCATCAAGGCGCTCGAAGCCGAAAACGCGAAGCTGGGCGCCGCGAAGGACATCGCCGAGGAAGAATCGGCGCGGCTGTCCGCGCAGGCGCAATCGGCATTGCTGACGTCGGGCGTCGTCGAGCGCTTCGCCGGCAAGGCTGAGGACGGCAAGACGGATCTCTGGTGGTACCGCATCGACCTCGCGCCGTGCGGTGGTGAGCACCTGAAGATCAACGGCACCCCGTACCTGCACGGCCATACGTACAAGTTCGATACGGACACGCTCCGCTCGATCAAGGAAATGGTCGCGCGCACGTGGGTGCACGAGAACGACATCAACGGGCACGCATTCAACCCGTACCGTCAAGCGCAGAACAAGGTGCTCGGAGGCGGCCCCGTGCCGACCTGGGCACGATCGTAATCCCTCACCCCCCCGAAAGGAAGACCATGTCGCAAGCCTCTCAGGAAGTCACGGCTGCAACGGTGATCGGCAACTTCTCGATCACTCTCCCGGCGCCGAATCAGGCGCAACTCTCGGCCAGCGGTTATCTGGTCGAGGGCGAGGACAAAGCCTCGCTCGATGCCCGCATGGACACCGTGCGCGAAGCGCTTCAGCGCCAGCAACGCATGCTGGAAATCCCGGTCCTCGAAGCCCATATCGAGCAGTGGGAAAAGGCCCACGCCGACGTCGCACGCGCGTATGCGGATCTGCTCGAGCGCCAGAACGCGAAGACCGCCGGTAAGGCCGGCTCGAAGGCATTGTCGAGCCAGGAGCAAGCAAACCTGAAGAACGCGCCGCAGCAGCTGAAGGGCATCGAAGCCGAGCTCGAGAAGGCGCGCAAGAAGATCGCGGACGCCCGCGCAGGGAAGTGAAGTGGCCTACCTCCAGGCCCAGCAGATCGTCGCGCGCGCCTGCGCGATCGCGAAGGCGCCGGGATGGCTGTCGCAGGGCGGCATCTATCTGAACATGGTCCTGGAGGACCTCTGGCTGCATCGTGACCTGAAGATCAACCGGGTCACCGAATTCATTAACGTGCAGGCCAACAACTACGGTCCGTTCATGTTGCCGCTCAATTACCTGCGCCCGTACGACCTGTTTTTCCAGCAGAACAACCTGCCGTACTTCCTGCACCCGATTTCGCCAGAAGAGTGGGACCAGGAATTCAAGGATCCGTCGATCGCGAACTATCCGTACGAGTTCATGACGCTGCTGTACGACGAAACAACTGCGCAGGCGAAGCAGTCGGCCGGGCAGCTCTTCATCTATCCGCAATCGTCCGGGCAGATCACCTTGACGCACCGTTATATGGTGAAGCAGCCGGACATTGCCGCGCCGGAAACGTCGTCGATCATTCCGTGGTTCCCGGATCAGCAGTACCTCATCAAGGCAACTGCTGTTGAGCTGATGGGGGAGACGGACGACACCCGTCAGGAATCGTGGCGCGCGCAGTGCGAGGCAATGCTGCGCACGCACCTGATCATGGAAGGCGACGAACAGCAGGTGGTCAAGTCGGTGCGGCTCGATCCGCGGCGCTTCCATACGAACCGCACGCTGAAGCCGACGAAGATCACGGATTGAGAGGCGCGACATGGCGATCCGCAATGCGAAGCCGGTCCGCTTCACCCCGAAGGGGCTATGCGATGCGTTCGACGCAACGGACGCGTTCCCAGGCGCCTGCCAGCTGCTGACCAACCTCGTTTTTGACCAGGGCAACCCGGAAATTGTCGTGGCACGCCCGGGCGTCGGCAGCGCTGCTACGTCGTTCGGCAGCTTCACCACGCCGACGTTCGTGTCGGTGTTCATCGTCATCGGAACGATCGCGTATGGAATGGTGTCGACCGCGCGCAATCCGGGGTTCGACGAGCCGTTCGCATACAACCTGCTGACGAATTCGTTTGTTACGATCACTGGCGTCACGGCGGGGAACGTCCCGTCGTCGCCCTCGACCAGCGGGCCGTGGACACCCCCTACGATGGCGGTCGTCAGCACAAAGATCCTCGTGACTCACCCGGGATTCAGCGGGGTGGGGTCGAACTTCTTCGGGGTTCTCGACATCTCGAACCCGGCCGCGCCGGCTTGGTCGTCGGCGAACCTGGCCACGAACCCCCTCACGGGAGTGCCGACGTCGGTCGCTAACTTCAACAACCGCGCGTGGTTCGCCGTCGGCAACACGCTCAATTTCAGCGATCCACTCGCGCCGACCACGCGTACGAACGCGACGCAGGCGGTGACCGTCGGCGACACGACACCGGTCACCGCGCAGTCGGGCCTGCCGATCCAGACCACGTCGGGCGGCGTGATCGGGGCGCTGGTGGTGTTCAAGCAATCGCAGGTCTGGCAGGTGACGGGCGATCCGACCACGAACAATCTCGCGCTCAATTACATTTCGCTCACGACCGGGTGCATCGCGCCGCGCAGCGTCGTGCAGGGACCGTTCGGGATCTTCTTCGCAGGCCCCGATGCGCCTTACATCCTGAACTTTCTCGGCACGCTGGTGCCGCTGTCGAGCCGGCCGGGAACGGATTTCCCTGCCGATCTCCAGGTGCCGTTCCAGAACGCCACCCAGCCATCGCGCATCAGTGCTTCGTTCTCCGGGAACATCTACCGGGTCTGCGTACCGACGTTGATCCAGGGGCAGGCGCAGACGAACGACTACTGGTACGACATCCGCCGGAAGCGTTGGACCGGGCCGCACAGCTTTCCGTACGATTGCGCCGCTCAGTACGGGAATGTCTTCGTGCTGTCGAGCGCCGCGCGCGGTGCCGCGCTGTTCATCAGTACGACGATCCCCACCTCGAGCAGCTCCTACGCGGACGCCGGCGTCGCGCTGACCGCGCATCTGCGCTCCGCCAGCTTCCCGAAGACTGGCCACATGCAGCAGATCCAGGTGGTCGAGTCGACGATCGAGCTTTCGTCGACCGGCAACGGCGTGAATTTCAATCTCACGGCCCTGGACGATCAGGACAGCACGCTCGGCACGACGTTCGTGACGACGCAGCCGAGCGGATCGGTTTGGGGGGCCTTCACGTGGGGGCTGGCGAACTGGTCGAGCGACACGTCCATTCCGCACGTGTACACGATCCCGTGGCCGATCGCTCTCGTCTTCCAGAAGATGGCCATCGACGTGCTGGTGACACCGGTCAACGAGATCCAGATCGGAACCTTCTTCGCCCGGTACCAGGACGCCGGCTATACGAACCAGAGGTGAGCCATGCCCATTATCGGCAACCTGCCTAACAACCTGCAGAACGGGACGACCGCCGACGCGTCGCAGGTGATGGCCGACTTCAATTTCATCGTGAACCAGGTCAATGCGAACGCGAACCCTACCGGTACGTTGACCGCGCCGAGCGGCACGACGATGGCATTTCAGCAGGCGTCCGCGCCGCTCGGGTGGACGGCACAGACGAACGCGATCTACCTCGACGCGTTCATGCGTAGCGTGACGCCCTCCGCGTTCTCGGGGTCGGGCGGCACGGTCGGTGCGGGGAATCTGATTCTCGGGCCGATTTCCGGAGACGGACACGTGCTCTCTGTCGCCGAGATGCCGGCGCACACCCACACGGATTCGGGACACGCGCACGGAACCACGGAGAGCCCGCACACACATCCGGGGCCGGGTGGAGCGTCGTTCTATACGAACGCAGCGAGCGGAGCGAACTACGGCGGCGGCGGGACATCGTTTGCGATTGCGGCGACGACCGGCGGCGCGACAACAGGGCTGGCGGTCAATTCCAGCACCGCGAATCTCCAGAACACCGGCGGTGGTGGGGCGCACAGCCACACACTGACGGCGAACTGCAAATACGTCGACCAGATCGTGGCGGTGAAATCGTGAAGAAAAAGGAACCAGTTTGCCCACTGCTCGGCAAGCCGTGCCTCGGCGACGCATGCATGTTCTGGGTGCACATGCTCGGGCAGAACCCGCAGACCGGCCACTCGGTGGATCAGTGGGATTGCTCGGTGCGGTGGCTGCCGATGCTGCTCGTCGAGAACGCCCGGCAAGCGCGCGGCGCGCAGGCTGCGGTCGAGTCGATGCGAAACGAAGTGGTGGGCCGGCAGGACACGTTGAACAACCTGATTTCGCAAGCAGCACGGCGCCCGCAGCAGATCCGGGACGTCGAAACGCCGCAGTCGGACCAGATTTCCGACGGTCGGGAAACAAAACCACAATCTCACCAGTAAATCGGGGAAACCATGGGAAACCGGACTCTCACCGAAGACGACGTCAAGGCGATCGCCGAGCAGATCGAAAGCGGCATCACCCAGCGTTTCCAGCTCAACGTCGGTCGGGGTGTCCTCGGACTGGCGTGGCGCGTTTTCATGTACGCCCTGGTCGCGCTCGCCGCTTACGGCGCGGGTGGTGGCTTCAAGAAGTTCCTCTAGGAGATGGACATGCTCGAATCGATCAAATCCGCCATCGAGGCGCGTTTCCAGGCGCTGGCGAACGACGGCCGCGCCTTCGTCGACAAGGTCGAGGAAATAGTTGGCCTCGGCAACGCGGCGAAGGAACTCACCGACCTGGAATCGCGCGTGACCTCGATCGTCAATGACGCCGAGGCCACTGCCGAGCAGAAGGTCGAGCAGATCCTCCACGTGGTAGGCAAGCTGTGAGCAGCTTCGACGACGCCTTCGCGGCCCTGATGGGAAACGAGGGCGGGTATTCGAACAACTCGGCCGACCCCGGCGGCGAAACGATGTGGGGTGTCACTGCCCGCGTCGCGCGTGCGCATGGGTACGGCGGTGATATGCGCCAGCTCCCGCAGGCTACGGCGAGGTTGATCGCGAAAACGGTCTACTGGGATCCGTACTACTGCGACCAGTTCGATCCGCGCGTTGCGTTCCAGGTCTTCGATGCCGCGTACAACGGCGGGCTACCGGTGACCTGGTTGCAGAAAGCTGCGGGCGTGGAAGTTGACGGCCGGATCGGACCGGTGACGATCGCCGCGGTGAACGCAGCGGACCCGCTGCGCATCGTCGCGCGGTTCCTCGCATACCGGCTGAAATATCTGGCCGACCTGCATAACTGGCCGTCGTTCAGCCACGGGTGGGCGAACCGCATCGCCAACAACCTTTTGAAGGGAGCCGCGTGATGGGATTCCTCGATCCGATTTCCGCAGTTTCCGACGTTGTCGGGAAGGTCATCGATCGCGTATGGCCGGATCCTGCGCAGGCGGCCGCAGCAAAGTTGCAGTTGCTCCAGCTGCAGCAGACGGGCGAGCTCGCGCAGATCACCGGGCAGATGCAGATCAACCAGGCCGAGGCGCAGAGCAGCGACCCGTTGCAGCACTGGCGTGGTGGGATGGGGTGGGTGTGCGTGACCGGATACGCCTGGAACTTCGTACTGCGGCCGGCGATGAGCGACATCTCCGCGCTTTTCGGGCACCACATCGTCTTGACGGAAATGGATCTCACGCAGCTCGCGACGATCACGATCGGCATGCTCGGGCTCGGCGGGATGCACGTCTATCAACAGGTCAAAGGCAAATGAACAACCTGATCCGAATCGGTGGTGGTATCGACACGGCCCCGCTGCTGCTCGCAATTGCGCGGCAACCGGGGCTGTGGAATCGACATACCGCGCGCACCGACCCGGAAGGCGGCCCGCACGCTGACGTGTCGGATATCTGGCTTCGGTACAACGACGAGAAGCCGTACAAGGCGGCCGGCGACTACACCGGGTTCAACGACGCGCATGACGCTGTCTTCTATCCGGAATGGTACGCGCTGCCGCAGGCGCGCCCGATCGTATTCGGTTTGATGGCGCGCGTGGAAGGCACGCGCCTGGGCGGCATCCTCATCACGAAGATCCCGCCCGGCGGGCGCGTTCTGCCGCACGCCGACGACAACTGGCATGTGCGGCACTACAACACGAAGCTGTATGTGCCGCTGCAGTCGAACCCGAAGTGCTGGAACCGCGTCGAGAACGAGACGGTCGCGATGGCGCCGGGGGAGGTCTGGTACTTCGATAACACGAAGGAGCATGAAGTGGTCAACGAAGGCGACGACGATCGGATCACGCTGATCGTGTCGATCAGGTGCGAGAAATGACCATCAAGCACCACTTCTCCGCCGGCGGCGTGTACGCGCGCGAGCAGACGCTGCACGCCGGCGAGGAAGTGCAGAAGCACGTGCACGACTACGACCACCTCAGCTATCTGGCGCACGGCACCGCGATGCTCGACGTCGACGGGGAGCTGAGCGTGCTGCACGGTCCGTGCATGCTCGAAGTGAAGGCCGGCCGCGTGCATCGCATTACCGCGCTGACAAACCTGACATGGCTCTGCATTCACGCCGAAAGCGTGGCGGATCCGGAAACGTTGATGAAGGGGTAAGCCATGCCGTGGGGAGCAGTTGCCGGGGTAGTCGGGAGCGTCGCAGGCTCCGCAATTTCGGGAGCCATGTCGCCCAGCACGAGCGGGGGCGGCGCGTCCTATTACACCCCGACCGGGCTCGGCACCGCCGACACCACCTGGCAGAACCTGTTGTCGAACATCAACCAGATCTACAGCGGGAACGACCTGGGGCAATACGGTCTGCAGTCGCTGTATGGCGGTCTGAACGCGAACAACGCGTACGGCGGTGCATACCAGAATGCCGCGAACGTCGCCGGCAACCAGTACGGCTATCTCGGTTCCGTGATGAACTACGAGGGCACCCAGAACCTGAACACGCAGAACGATCTGCTTGGTGCCGGGAAGCAGGTCTTCAACTTGGGTCTAGATCCGCAGAGCGCGCTCTACGATCGCACGCTGAACCAGCTCACGCAGCAGACTGGCGTCACGAACTCGATGTACGGGCTCGGCTCGTCCGCGGCTGGCGCCGGCGTGCAGAACCAGGCGCTGTCGAACTTCAACATCGACTGGCAGAACAACCAACTGCAGCGCGCGGCGCAGGGGCTACAGGCATACTCCGGCGCGGCGGGCACCGCTGGACGATACGGCGAGCTCGGCACGTCGCAGCTGCAGGCCGCGCCCGGGTACACGCTGGCGGCCGGCTCAACGCCATACAACACCGCGCAGACGATCGCCGGCGTGCCGGGATCGTTGGCGAATACGTACGGTTCGTTCCTGAACTCGAACGTGTACGGCCCCGCCGAAGGGATCATGAGCGGAATCATCCCGTACATGAACTACGGCGCTGGCGCTCAGTCGGTGCCGTTCCAGAGCCAGGCGCAGGGCGCCGGCGCGCTGGGCAGCAGTGTGGCTCAGGGAATTTCGGGCCTTGGGAACGCCGTGCAAAACGCAGGCGGTTTCGGCAATTTCTTCAACGGCACCACGGGATCGTTCGGCGGGGGCGACTTCAGCGGCGCGTTCACGTCCAGTCCGTACTACTCGGGCGGCGGGAACCAGTACGGTTTCACGATGGGGTAAGCCATGGCCGGACTCGCGGGACTTCCTTACTTCCTCCAGTATCAGCAGGCCGCCGAGCAGCAAGCCGCGCAGCGGCAGCTGCGTGCGCTGCAGCTCGCTCAATTTCAGCAGGAACAGCAGGACCGTCAGCGCAAACAGGCTGCGCTCGAGGCGGCCGGCAACGCTTTGCCGCAGCTTTTGGCCGGCCAGCCGGCGCAAATGCCGCCCCCACCGCAGGCACCGAATCCGGGGCAGCCGTCGGTACCGACGCAACAGCCGTCGGCGGGCATGCTTCAACCCCCGCCGATGCCTGGAAACACGCCCCCGTTACCCCCTGGGATGCCCGCAGGTATGTCGGGGAAGCCGCCCATCGCCCCGTTTCGGCCGCTGCCGACTGCGGGCTCGCCGGCGCAGGCGACGCCTGCGCAAATTCCTGCGCCGCCTTCGAATGCCCCCGGCCCGATGCAGCAATCAGCCGGACCGCTTTCGCTCGATGGCGCGATCAAGGTTCTGAAGGATCAGGGCCTGTCCGGTGCCGACCTGATGGCCGGCCTGCAGCAATTGACGCCAATCCTCGACTCGCAGGCGAAGCAGCAGGCCGCGCAGATTCAGCAGCAGTTCCAGCATCAGCTGCAGATCGCACAGCTGCAGGAGCGCTATGACGCGCTGCACCAACGCGCGGAAGACAATGCGCTGAACCGCGAAGACCGTCGGCAAGCCCGCGCCGAATCGAATCAGCTGCGTGCTGAATCGATCGCGCTTCGCCGGCAGGCGATCGCGATGGCAAACGGTGACGACGCGAAATTCTCGCCGGAAGACCTAAAGTTTCTGGCAGAACAGGCGCGCGCGGGCGATACGTCGGTCTACCAGAACCTCGGCCGTGGCGCACAGGGCGCGAAGAACATCATCGCGCTGCGTCGCGAGGTGATGCGTCAGGAGCGCGAAGCAGGCGGCACGGGGGCGGACATCGCCGCCGCCAATGCCGGGTTCCAGGGCGAGAAGGCAGCCGCCCGGACAGGCGCCACTCGCGCGGCGAACATCGGCATGGCCGTCGCCGAAGCACAGAAGACTTTCCCGCTCGTACGTGAAGCCTCGGCCGCGCTGCCGCGCACCGAGTTCCCTGGCGTGAACCGTGCGATGCAGGCTGCTCAAACGGGTACTGGCGATCCGCGCGTCGTTGCGCTCGGCACGGCGCTGAACACGTCGGTGAACGCCTACGCTCGTGCGATCAGTCCGACCGGTGTGCCGACGGTGTCCGACAAAGAGCACGCGCGCGAACTGCTGTCCACCGCCAGTACGCCTGAGCAGCTGAACGCGGTCCTTTCGATGATGGAAAAGGAGATGGCCGCGGCGCGCCAAGCCCCCGCCGAAGTCCAATCTCAGCAGAAAGCCCGCATTTCAGGGCGCGGTGAAGGCGCGCCGGCGGTCGGCACAGTTGAAGGCGGGTACCGGTTCAAGGGCGGCGACCCGTCGAAGCAAAGCAACTGGGAGAAGATGTAATGGCCGGCCCGTGGGAGAAATACGCGCAGGATACCGCCGCGTCCACGACGGGACCGTGGGACAAGTATGGCAGTTCGGCGCCGGTTGCGGCAGAGCCGCGCGGCCCTGTTGCGCCTCTCGATCGCTTGCCGCCTGATGGACCGACGCCGGCTCCGGCGTCGAAGCACGCCGATACCATAGCGGAGCGCCTGCTCGGTCTGGGCAAAAGCGCTGTCGGGCTTGGCGAAGCCGGCCTGTCCGCCGCAACCGGTGCGCTGGCCGCGCCCGTGGGCGCTGCCTACGGCATCGGCAAGACGCTCACGAGCGGCAAGTACGGCACGCAGCAGGGTATCGAGGAAGGCGACCGGGCGGGCGCCGCGCTGGCCAACAAGCTGACGTACCAGCCGCGCACCGAGGCCGGCCGGGCCGACGTCGAGGCGCTCGGCAATTCCGGGTTGATGCACGCGCTGCAGGGCATGCCGGTGGAAGGCCCGATGATCGCGCGGATCCCGGAAGTGCCGCGCGGCGTGCTCGCGACTGGGGAAGGCGCTGCGGGCGCGCTGCGCGGGGGCGCGAACGCCGTCGGACGCGGCGCCGTGCGCGCCGCTGCTCGCGCACTTCCGGAAGTCGATCCGGAGACACTACGGCTCGCGCGCGAAGCGCATGAGATGGGCTTCCGCTTCCGGCCGGACCAGATGTACGAGAACAAATTCGGGCGCATCGCCGGGCAGCTCTCGTCGGACGTGCCGTTCTCCGGTGAGACGTCGGCCGCGAACCAGCGCGTGTTCAATCAACGCTTGATCCAGTCGATCGGGGGCGAAGGCGACAAGCTCACGCGCCAGGTGTACGCCAACGCGATGAAGAAGTCGGGTACCGAGATCGACGCGATCACGGCCGCGCACAGCATTCCGATCGACAACGCGTTCCTCAACCGCCTGCAGCGCGCGAAGGGCAACCAGCTGCCGGAAGTGCAGGGCGTCGTGCAGGGGTACATCAACGATCTCGAGGCGCTCGCCGGCCCGCGTCAGAAACTCTCCGGTGGTGGCGCGACGTCCGCTGCGCGGCAACTCGACGGAGCGAAGCTCCGGCCGTACCTGACCAAGCTGAAGTCGACGATCCGCAGCACGTCCAACGGCGATCTGCGGCACGCGCTGAGTGACCTGCAGGGTGAGATCGAAGACGCGTTCCTGCCGCAGCTGTCGCCCGATGAAGCCGCGCGCTACGCGGCCGCACGCCGGCAGTACGCGATGGGGAAGACGATCGAGCCGCTCGTGGCGAAGTCGCCCGGCGGGAACATCAGCCCGAAGGCGCTGATGGGCGCGGTTACGTCGAACGCGTATGGCAAGCGCGCGATGGCGATGGGCCAGGGCGGGGAGCTGGGCAAGCTGGCGGACATCGGTTCGTTGTTCCTGCGCGAGCCGGGCACGTCGAACACGGCCGAACGCGGCATCGTGGCCGGCGTGCTTGGGGGTGCAGGCCTGGGCGTCAATCCGGCTGCTGCCGTGGCTCCGTGGGTCGCCGCGAACTTATATAACCGCGCCGGCCCCGCCGTAACCGAACAACTCCTTCAGCGACCGCCTACTCCATGAGAATCCTCGCGATTGACGTCGGTTCGAACTGCCTCGACTGGCTGATGCGGTGCCAGGAGTGGGGGCATCAGGTGCTCTGGTACGACAAGCCACGCCCGGACGGGACCGACCGTCATGCTGGCGAAGGGATCGTGCCGAAGATCCGCGACTACGACGAACTGCGGCGGAAATGGCTGGGGTGGGCTGACCTGATCTACACGCCTGACAACGTCAGCTACCTCGAGATGCTCGAGCCGTACCGCCGGATCGGCTACCCGATCTACGGCTGCAACCTGGCGGCGGTCGAGTGGGAGCTCGATCGCGAAGCCGGCCAGAAGGTCATGGAAGAGTGTGGGATGCGCATCATCCCCGGCAAGACCTTCCACGACTACGATTCTGCGATCGCCTACGTGAAGAAGCAGGGCAAGGCGTTCGTGTCGAAGCCGTCCGGCGACGGCGAGCGCGCGATGTCGTACGTTGCCGACAGCGCGGCCGACATGGTGTACATGCTCGGCCGGTGGAACAAGATCGACAAGTACCGCTCCGCGGCGCGCAAGGACGGTTTCATCCTGCAAGAGAAGATCAGCGGCATCGAGATGGCCGTTGGCGGGTTCTTCGGCCCGGACGGTTGGTCGCGCGGCTGGGTCGAGAACTGGGAAAACAAGAAACTGATGAACGGCGATCTCGGCGTGAACACGGGCGAAATGGGCACCACAGTACGCGTCGTCCGGCAGTCGAAGCTCGCCGATGAGGTGCTGAAGCCGGCTACCGAGCACCTGAAGCGGATCGGCTACGTCGGCTACGTCGACGTCAACTGCATGATCCCGACCGACGGTAAGGGCCCGTATCCGCTCGAATGGACGATGCGCGATGGCTGGCCGATCCGCCACAACCTGACTGCGCTGATCGAGGGTGACCCGGCGCAGTGGATGGCCGACAAGATCCAGGGCCGCGACACGCTGAAGATTCGCATGGACGAGGTCTGCATCTCGGTGCTGATGGCGCTGCCCGACTTTCCGTACTCGAAGATCACGAACAAGGAGCTGTGTGGGATCCCGATCTACGGCGCCGAGGACATGGAACACCTGCATTTCTCCGAGGTGATGATGGGCACCGCACCTCGCGAGGTGAACGGCAAGGTGGTCGACCTGCCGGGCCCCGTGACGGCCGGCGATTACGTGCTGATCGCGACCGGTACCGGTGAGACGATCACCGGCGCGCGCCGGTCGGCCTACAGCGCGATCAAGAAGGTGAAGATCCCGAACAGCCCGTTCTACCGCACCGACATCGGTGTCGGCCGGTTGAAGAAGCAGTTACCCGACCTGCAGTCCATGGGCTACGCGAAAGGGCTGAGCTACTGACATGAGACGATCCATGCGCGCCGGCCTGATTTCCGAGGAATCGATCAAGACCGCCCTGACCGAGGCCAAAGGGGACATCTTCCTGGCTGCGTCGACACTCGACTGTACCGCCCACGAGTTGGACGGATACATCCGTGCATCTGCCGAACTTCAGGGGTTCGCCGCGGCGATCGAGAAGGTCAAGGTCGATCCGTCGTACTCTCGCATGAGCAGCGAGCAATTCGACGCCCGAGTATCGGATCTCACCCGCGCATACAAAGTGGTCGGCCTCGAGGAACTTCACGGTCTGGCGACGATGGACCACAAGGACAGTGCGGCGATGGCGAAGGTCAAGCTGCAGGCTGCGATCGCTCTGCGCGGTGGCGAACAGCGCGCCGTTGGTGATAGAGAGATCGAACATGCTCTATCCGAGCTCAACCAGCTGTATCACGTCAACGCCCCGCGCATCAAAGAGATCCGCCAGACCGTCGTCAAGCTTGAAGATGGTCGGGAAGCGACTCAACGAGTGATCGAACCTCAGCAAGATCAGCAATAG